GCCGCGATCGCTGCGGAAGCGAATGATGGAGGTTTCCCCATGGCGGACAACGCCAACCAGCCCGTCGAGCCGATCAAGGCCCAGACGGAAGACGCGGCGAAGGTCGCCGCGGGGACCGATTCCAAGGCCGTGCAGCTGCCCGGCGTAACCGGGAAGACCGGCGGCGACGGCGGCAGCCTGGTGGACGCCGATTCGATCGCCGCCAAGGTGCTGGAGACGCTCAAGGCCCAGATCAAGGCCGAGCATCTCGCCGGCATCCGCGCCGAACGGCCGGCCGTCCCGGCGGCCCACGTCGTCGCGAAGCCGGCCGAGACGGAGGCGGTCATCACGGCCGCTCTGTGCCTCGCCGGCGGGCTCTCCGACGTGGAGAAGCACTTCGACGAGCGGACGCTCGAGGCCGCCCACAAGCGGCGGAACATCGGGCTCCAGGAGATGCTGCTGCGGGCGGCCAAGGCGAACGGCTACGACGCCGACGTCTTCAAGCTGCACGACGGCAATCTCCGCGAGGTGCTGCGGGCGGCGTTCTCGACCCACGGGATCGCGAACGTGACCTCGGCGACCTACGGCAAGTTCCTGCTCAACGGCTACACCGCCGTGGAGTCGGTGTGGGACCGGATCAGCCTGATCCGCCCCGTCAGCGACTTCAAGCAGGTGACGGGCATCCGCGTCAACGGCGGCTTCGAGTTTGAGGAGGTCGGCGCTGCCGGCGAACTCAAGTCGGCGGACGCCAGCGACGAGGCGCGGTCGTTCGGTGCGAAGACCTACGGGCGGATCAGCACGATCACCCGGAAGGACATCATCAACGACGACCTCGGTGCCCTGACGGTGGTTCCGAGCCGGCTCGGTCGCGGTGCCGCGACCAAGCTCAACAAGGTGTTCTGGGCCGAGTTCGAGGCGTCCAACGCCACGTACTTCGCCAAGAAGACCGCGGGCAGCGGCAACGCCTTCTCGATCGACAGCCTGGAGGCGGCCGTGACCGGCTTCTCCAAGCAGACCGATCCGGACGGCAACCCGCTGGCCGTGTCGCCCGAGATGCTCCTGGTCCCCAAGGACCTGGAGATCCCGGCGATGAAGGTCATGGGCAGCCAGCTGCTCATCGGCGGCTCCTCGGTCTCGACGGCGAGCAACGTGTTCGCCGGCCGCTACCAGATCGTTTCGAGCTTCTACCTGTCGAGTGCCTCGACGTGGTGGCTTGTGGCGAATCCTGGTGCTCTCAACGCGATGGAGGTGCTGTTCCTGAACGGGAACCGCAACCCGACGGTCGAGCAGGCGGAAGCCGACTTCGACGTGCTCGGCATCGCCGTCCGCGGCTACCACGACTTCGGCGTGGCCAAGGGCGAGAGCCGTGCGGCTTACCGGATGGCCACCGCCTGATCCGTGATGTTCAACGTGCCCGGCTGGCCGGACGCATGAGCCGGCCAGCCGGGGTTCCGATCATTCCAGTTTCCCGATTCCAGAAAGAAGGGTTTCACGATGGCAGCGCGCGTGCATGAAGGCGAGACGATCGACTACACCCCGTCGTCCGCGGTCGCGGTCGGTGCGGTGGTGGCGGTCGGCTCGGTCGGTGTCGGTGTGGCGGTGCGGCCGATCGCCGCCAACGAGCTGGGCGCTCTGGCGGTCGAAGGCGTGTTCGAGTTCCCCAAGGCGACCGGCGCGGGCACGGCCCTGACGTTCGGTGCCAAGGTCTACTGGGACGCGACCAACTCGGTCGTGACCACGACCTCCTCGGGCAACACGCTCGCCGGCTACGTGGTGGTCGCCGCTGGCACCGCCGACGCCGTGGTCCGCGTCAAGCTGATGAAGGCATGATCCAGGCCGCGGGGCGGGCCGCGTGAATCGCAGCCCGCCCCCGGCCATGGTCGGAGGGCAGTGCAGTGCAGGACATGCTCGCGAAGGCTGGCGGCTGGTTTGAGCAGCAGCGTCGTGAGCATCTCTCGGCGGCAGTGGCCTACTTCCCGGTCGGTGCCAGCCATCCGGTCACGTGCCGAGCCACACCGACTATCGGGCGGTGGGAAGGCATCGACGCGACCGGCCAGGTGGTGCGGATCGAAACGCGGGATTTCATCATCGGCTTCGCCGACTACGCCCCGGACCCGGTTCGCGGCGATCGGATCGTGGTGGTGGAGAACGGCGTCGAGCGTACGTATCAGGTGATCGTCCCGCAGGGGATGCAACAGGCGTGGAAGTGGGTGGACCGCAATCAGGGCGTCCGCCGGATTCACACGGTGGAAACTGAAAAATATCCGAGGGCGTGACCGATGGCCGTGTTCGAGCAGCTTCCCGGTGAACTGAACCTGTCGCTCGTGCGCGGCGACGAGTTTCCGTTTTCCGCCACATTCAACACCAACCTCACGGGCTACACGCTCCAGGCGTCCATCTACAACGACGCCACCGGCACGGAAATCACGGCTCCGTCGGTGAACATGACCACCGCCACGGTGGGCGGCGTCACGACCAGCACCGTGGCCTTCCTGCTCACGGAAACACAGACGGCCGTGCTGACGGCGGCTCGGATGCGGTGGTTCTTCCGTTGGGTGTCCGGCGGCGGCGTCACGCGGACGGTCCTGGCAGGCACCGTAAAGGCGATCAAGGCATGAGCGACGTTTCGGTCACAGTCGGCGGCGGCACCGGAGTCACGGTCGCCGTCAACGGCAACACGACAACGGCCACGGTCACGGCTGGCGGCTCGGTGCAGGTGACGCTCACCGACACGAGCCCGCCGACCTGGTCCGGCATCACCGGCAAGCCAACGACGTTTCCTCCGCAGGCCCACAACCACTTCATCGGCGACACGGTCGGCCTCCAGGCGGCCCTCGACGAGAAGGCGGACCTGGACTCCGGCGGCAAGGTGCCGGCCTCGCAGCTGCCGAGCTACGTGGATGACGTGCTCGAGGTCGCCAACGCCGCGGCCCTGCCGGCCACGGGCGAGACCGGCAAAATCTACGTGACGCTCGACAACGGCAAGGTCTTCCGCTGGGGCGGGTCGGTGTACGTGGAGATCTCGGCGGCCCCCGGCTCTACCGACTACGTGCCGGAAGGCACGACCAACCTCTACCACACCACCGCTCGGGCCGCCGCCGCGGCTCCGGTGCAAAGCGTGGCCGGCAAGACCGGCACGGTGACGCTTGCGAAAGCCGATGTCGGCCTGGGCAACGTTGACAACACGTCCGACGTCAATAAACCCGTCTCGACCGCCCAGGCGTCCGCCGATGCGGCCGTGGCATCCGCGGCCGCTTCCGATGCGACCTCGAAGGCAAACGCCGCCCAGGCGGCCGCAGTGCAACGGGCAAACCACACCGGAACGCAGGCGATCTCGACTGTCGACGGCCTGCAATCGTCACTCAATGGAAAATCTGCATACGTTCAGGTCTCAACGTTTGCCGCGATGGTCGCGATCGGGACTCCGTCTGCGCTGACGCTCGTCAAAGTGCTGGCAGACGAAAACAAGTCCGCATCGAACACGGTCTACCAGTTGTGGCCGAATGGTGATCGGTTCTGGCTGGCTGCTGTCAAAGACAATTAACGAGCAGGGAGATTGAAATGCCTTCAGGTATTCCGTCGCGATTCCCAGTCAGAAACCCAGCCTGGATCAAGGAGCGCGTTCAGAACGAAGGCATCCCGTTCTGGTCGACTTGGGGCAGTAACACGTTTTGGTACGGAAAAACAGGCGCTGGCGGTGCGTCGATTGGCGGAATCTACATCGCAACAGCGTACAAGGCGGCCTATATCGACTCCATCACGGTGACTTCAAACATTCCTGCTCAAATACAGATTCTCGGGCCGTACCTAGTCTATGGTGGTTCCGCATTGCCTTCTGGTGGTGTTCAATCAGGCAGTTATGTTGTCGGCCAAAACGGAATCACCATTCCTATCAACTCGTTTTTTGGGCCTGACAACTCTGGTTTGAATGCTGCGCTGTTGTCGGTGCCCAGCCAAAATCCGTCGATGTATCGCGCTTTCGTCGCAAACTCCGGGGGCACTACGCTTTCGGTTGCGAAGACGTTTAACAGCAATAACAGCGCTGATACCACGAACTACAGTTACACGCTTTCTGTATCAAACGCATCTGGCTCCACTGCATCCGGCACCACCACAATCACGGACACAGTTCCTCCGGATTCCGCCGTTGTGGCGACCAGCGGAACTGGCTGGACTGTCAGCGTTTCGGGCGGCGTGCTGACAGCCACAAGCACCACCAGCGTCAACAGCGGCGCATCGCTTCCGACGCTGACCGTCACGCTACAAGCCACACGGTCGGTTCAAATCAACCTCAGTGCTCACGGCTGGCAAACAGACTTCGACGTGTTTGCCGACCTGCCGCCGATTGTGTGGTGCGGAACTTCGATTTCTGCCGCTACTGGAACGTCTTACTCGACATCGTATCCGTACCTGATTCGCAATTGGTTTCGAGACACCAAGGGCATCAACACCCGTGTGTCCAATCGAGCGATCAGCGGATCGCAGTCCACGCATCATGAATACCTGCGCGCGTTCAACGGACGCTATACATTCAACGAAGCCCCGTTCATGGTTTTTTGGGAGCACGGCGTCAACGACGTTGCGCAAGGCGTGTCAACTGCGACAACGCAATCGAACCTGACGAAGTGGCTGAACTACTGGAACACGTTCTACCCGCAAACGTGGTGTGTTGTGTTGAACCCATTCCCGACAGGGAATGCGTCATACGAGACCGGACTTGTGACGCTGCGGACTGCCATCGCATCCACGATGCAAACCGTCGGCGGATCGAAGAACATCTTCATCTCGCAGACCGGAAGCATGTTCAATCCGACAACGCAATCAGGCACATATACGTCGGACAACATTCACCTGAATGACGCCGGATGCGCTCTCGCGGCAAGCACGATCCAGACGGCATTGAGCAGTTACTTCTAGCATCCCGAGAGGCGGAAACTCTGTAGACCATGCCAGCCGACCCTCACATCCAGCGGCTCGTCGGGCAGAAGCTCGCGGAGGCCCTGTCGGGCTACTCCTGGCCTGGCACGCTCTCGACCATCGAAGCGGCCTGGCGGCGGAAGCCGGACTACGACCTCACCGACCTGGGCACGCTGAAGGTCAGCGTTGTGCCGGGGCCGGTGCAGATCAACCAGCGGCAACAGGCTCCGCGGGGCGCCGACTTCTTTGAACTCACGGTCGGCATCGTGATCGCCAAGCACGTCGCCAGCGAGCAGGAAATCCAGGACCTCGAGGATCTCAACCAGGCGATCATCGACGCGATCCGCAGCGAGCTGCTACCGCTTGAGGACCTGGAGGCGGCCGACTGGCTCGACATCGGCCAGCCGGTGCCCTACGACGTGGAGGCACTTCAGGAGCGAAACGTGTTCCTGTCGCAGATCGAGGTCACGTACATGGTGCCGATGAACAAGCTCGCCGCGCCCGAGTGAGGTGAGCAGTGGCCCTGATCCCGTACACCCGCAGCGTCGGGCAGATCTCGCTGAACTTCCCCGGCATCACGGCCGGGATCGACTACAACTATTTTTTCGACCGGGCGGCAATCAAAAGCGCCATGTCGAAGACCACCCACAAGGCCCTCTATCGGGCCGGCTCCGTGGTGATGCAGATCGCCCGCCGCTCAATCAAGCGGATGGGCATGGCCAAGCCGAGGCTGAAGGTGATGACGGAGAACCCCGATCAGTCGATCCGCGACCTGATCGGGATGAGCGAGGCCAGCGGCAACCGACGGCAGGCCAACCAGCTGCGGCGTCGGCTCCTGGAGATTCAGGCCAAGGCCCCGTCGGCACCTGGCACGCCGCCGCACACCCACCGCGGCAACCTCCGCGACAAGCCGGGCATCGTGTACGCCTTCGACCCAACGAGCGAGTCGGTGGTGGTCGGGCAGGGATCGCCGTCCGCGGCCTGGCTCGCCAGCCTACACGAGTTCGGCGGCCGCGAGACGATGCAGGGCTGGGCGTGGATTCCGCGGTGGCCGCGGTCCTACCGCAACGGCATCATCGGCTACTGGCGGATCGGCCGCGAGCCGAAGCGCAAGGACCGCTGGGAGCGAACGCGGTTCCAAGAGACGTTCCCCTACCACGAGCGGCCGTACATGCGGCCCGCGATGCGGCAGGCCATCGACTCCGGGCGGATCGCCAAGGAGTTTGCCAACCGCTTCAAGGTCGGCGGACTCTGACACCGGACAGCACCGGTAGACTGATGTTCAGATGCGGCATAGGCCGCATGAACACCGGCGAGAGGGCCAGATGGCAGCCACGATCAACCTCGGCAAAGACTGGACTCTTTCCGGCCTGGCAGGCGTGTCCGACCTCACGGTCACGCGGTCCGCCGAGGGCATCGACACCACCACGCGATCCGGCGCGAAGCCGATCAAGAAGGTCAAGGGCGGCATCCCCGACTACACGTTCGAGGGCACGGTGCTCGCCACCGCGACGACCTCGATGGTGATCGGGCAGAGCTATTCGCTGGTCGTCAACGGTGGCACAGCCAAGGACGTCATTTGCCTGACCGCCAACCGTGAGGAGCCGCAGGAAGGCGTGGTCACGTACAAGGTCACGATGAAGCCCGGCGTGGCGAGCGAGGCCGCCAATCAGGTCACGGTCGGTCCCAGCGACTACCGCTCGTAACAAGGAGTTTTCATGCCCGCCGCAACGACCACCTACAAGCTCGGCC